ACCTCCAGGCGCCGATCACGAGCCGGCCGTGCGCGCTCACCGCGGTGGCAGCGGGGACGGCGATGATCCAGAGCTTCTCGACCGTGTAACGGCCGCCGACATCGACCTCGTCGGGCTGCTGCCCGCCAGGACGCAGCCGGCCCGGGACGACAGCGGTTGTCGACCAGGTGACCGTCTGGCCGCCCGCCGCAGTCGCGACACGGGCGGAGGCTTGGACGGTGACCGTCTCCGGCATCGTGGCTTCGGCCTGCGCGGCGAACGCGTCGATCACGGCGGGACGGACGAGCGGGGAACGTCGCCACATCACGCGCCGCGCAAGATCTCGTTCCGGAGCCGCTCACGTTCACCGAACGCGCCGGTCGCGACCTCGACGATCTCGAAGTCGCCGCCACCATCCGCGCCGTCAGCCGCCTGCACCCGCAGCGATCGCGCGCGTTCACGGAGTTCTTTCGCGACCGCAGGCCCGTCGGTCGAACTGTCGAGCAGCCGGATCTTCTTGTGGACGAGCGCCTCGTTCGACGCGATCGTCTCCAGCGCCGCCGCCGCGGCACGACGCACATCGGCGCCTTCGAGCTCCAAGAACGCGGCGATCGCCGCATCTTCGAAGAAGTGGTCGGCCGTGTCGACGTCGTTGATGAGGAGCCGGACCTTGCCGGTGTCGGTCGCAGGGTTGAAGCTCATCGGCGCGCGCCTCCACCGGTCGTGTGGGCCGGCCCATCACCCGGGCCTGTCAGAACGGGCCGGGACCGGCCCACACACCTACGTCGCGACGGAGTTACGCGGCAGAACCGTTGCTCCCATAGGCCATCTTCGGGTCGCACAAGGTCCCGCCGAGGACATGGCGGACCTTGTGCTCGATCGCGTCGCTCTCGAAGTCGCCGTCGTCGGGGTTCGACCCGCCGCCCGCGCGCTGCTGGTTCGGGGCCTTGCGGAATAGCTCCGGCTCGGTGTGGCCACGCAGGAATCCGACCTCGATCGCGGGCCGGCCATCGGTCGGGTCCGCGAACAGGAACCAGGTGGTGTTGCCGTTCGTCGTCGCGATGATCGGGATGTACCGGTTCACGACAACCTGGACCTTGCGGCTCATCCAGTTCGCGACCTCGAGCTCCTGCCCGGACGCCCCGCCGGCGCCGGTGATCCGTGCGACGGTCGCGTTGACGATGTTGTTCGCGACGACCTCGAGCGCCGGCGGCACGATCAACGTCACCGCCGAGATGACGATCGGTTCGCTGTCGGAGTCGAGCTGGGAGGCGATGACGATCATCGCGTTCTGCAGGCCCGCGATCGACAGCACCGGGTTCACACCACCGCTCCCGGCCGTGGAGATGTTGGCGTTGCCGGTCGCGAAGAACGTGCTGTCGGGGCCGGTCGTACCGACGAACAGGTCGGTCGCGAAGAACTCCTCGGTGCGGCGGGCGCTGCGGGCGAGCCGCTCGGGGAGGTCACCGAACGCGCCGAGGTCGTCGTTGATGAGGTCTTCCCAGGTGAGCGCGAACTTCTTGCCGTACTTGTTCACCGAGTACTCGTACTTCGCCTCACCGACGACGTCGTAGGTGTACTCCGACGCCTCGGGGACCGTCCCGACCTTCTGCAGCCGGGCCTCGCCGCCGTTGATCGCGAAGCGCTTCACCGTCCGGAAGTCCCGCACCGTCGCGACCTTGCAGTAGAACCGGAACGTCTGGGGTGCCTCGCGGTAGTTCGCGAGGAGCTGACGGTCGAGGACGTCGGCCATCAGCAGTGGGAAGTCGCTCGTGGTCATCGCCGCCTCGAGCAGGTGATAGGAGCGGCGGCCCTCACGGACGTCGACGAGGAGCCGGACCGCTTCCTGCAGTTGTGCGAGGTACGCGGGGTCAGGGTTGGTGCGACGCCCGACCCGCTGGTACGCGCGGTCGTCGGGCGTGTTGAACAATGTGTCGATCGACGCGTGTTGCGCGTCGATGGTCTCGACGACCTGCATGAACTCCATGACGTGCTCCCTCTTCGTAGGGGTGATGGGGTTGCTGACAGGCCGGACCGTGGTGGTGCGTTCAGTTGGCGAGCTTGACCTTGATCGTCGCGGTCGCTCCGGAGGTGACCGCCGCGAGCGCGTAACCGATCTTCGTGCCGCCGGTCACCTTCTTGGAGACCTTGGGCGTGTCGGCGTCGACGTAGAACAGTGCGTCGCCAACCGCGACGGCCACGTTGCCGGCGTCCTGGACGCCCTTGACCGACAGGTTGACGACCGAGCCGTGCGGAAACAGCACCGAGGTGGTGCCGTCCGCACGTTCGGCGGTGAGTGCGACGCCGCACATGGCGCCGACACGGACCGGGTCGCCGGACGCGGGGGCGGTCGGGTCGGTGCACACGACCGACAGTTCGATGCCGTCCTTGTGAACGAGGTTCTTCATCTGCTCGCTCCTTCAATTCGCGAGTTCGGGTGGACGACAGGCGCGTCGTGCTCGGTGCTTGGTGGTACAGGGTTCAGCGGCCGGCGGCGGCGAGCTTCGCGGCACTCTCGGAAAGGCCGAGCCGCTGGAAGCCGTCTGCGAGCTGAGCGACCGCAGCGTCATCGGTAGCCGACACACCGACGGTCGTGCCGAGGCCGGTGACCGTGCCGGGCGGCTTCAAGCCCGCCTCTTCGAGGTACTTCGCCTCGATCTTCGCCGCCTCGACCAGCTGCGCGGAGAGCTTCTCGCGGTCGAGCGCACCGCCGCTGGTCGCGGGCGGGTTGGTGCAGACTGTCTCGACGATCCGGACCTTCGTCGGGTCCGGCAACTTCGCCTCCAACAGTGCGAGCTGCGCGTGCGCGCGCGCATCACGGATCAGGCCAGCCTCGGTGAGCCGTGCCGTCTTGGTCTGTTCGGCGTCACGTTCGGCGGCGGCCCACGCCCCCAGCTGGGTCGCCTCGGCGAGCTCTGCGGTGAGCTTCTTGTTCGCGGCGGTGGCTTCGGACAGATCCATGTCGGACTCCTTGGGATCGTTGGTGCGGATGGGGATCGGCTGCGGCCCGGAGCCGCGTGCCGATTCGAATAGTGCGAGGACCTTGCCGCCCGCGCCGGCGGCAGTGACGAAGTCGATCGATCGGCCTTCGACGATCTGGTCGATGATCAGGCCGCGCCGTCCTTCGGCTTCGCCGTGGTGGCCACGGCCGAGCGCACGGATGCTCACGCCGATGTGTTCGGCGAGCTCATCGATCGCGGGCCGGTACCCGTCGAACACCTGCGCGTTCGCGTACAGGCCCGCGCCTTCCGGGCCGGCGTCATCCCAGTAGGCGGCGCCTTCGAGGACGGCGCTCAGGTCGCGCAGCGAACGTTCGGGGCGTTCGTTCGCTTCGGTGATCGTCGGGTGGTCCCAGTACATCTGGGTGCCCTTGACGAACGCGGCCGGCCCGTCGCGCTTGATGACGTCGGCTGTGTAGTAGCCGGAGGTACCCCACCCTTCGGTCATGACCTTGATCGGGACGGTCCCGTCCGCCCGCACGCTCGACTCGACGAGGGCGATGAAGTCGCCTTCGAGATCCGCCGCCGCCTCGCCGACCGTCGTGGGGACCGGCAGTGGCGTCTCGCGCACGACCGGCGTATAGGTCGTGTGCGCTTCGACCTCCGTCGCGGGCCAGCTGATCGCGACGACACCAGCGTCGTCTTGGCTGTAGCCGACCTGATAGAGGCCGGGTGAGGGTGAGCCGGAGCCGGAGTCTTCGAACACGACCCACTCTTCGGTCGCGTCACGGATCCAGATCCAGCGGCTGTCGGTGTCGCCGCCGAGCTCTTCGAGGACGGCACGGCGCAGCGCGTCGATCCGGTCGTAGAAGGTGAGGTCGGCTTCGTGGAGCGCGATCCAGTCGCGGACGAGGTCACGCGTACGTCGCACCGTTCACTCCCCCTCGTCGTCGTCGTCGCGGACGCGCCGGGCGGTCGCGCAACGGCATCCTGGATGGCCGAGCGGCCCGTCGAACCCGTTGCTGAACGCCGTGTTTTCGTCGATCCAGCCTTGCGTCCCGGCCGGGGCGCAGATCGGACAGACGCGGGCGTCGCCGGCGACGAGCCACTGCTTCTCGATGTCGAGACCTTCGCCCTGGAGTTGCTTGGCGACGAGCCGGCCGCCATGTTCGTACGCCTCGCCGATCTCGGTGACCGCGATCATCTCGCCACGGTTCCGCAGATGTTTCTGTGGCTGCTTCGCACTGAAGCCGGCGAACCGTTCCCGCAACGCCTTCGAGGTCCGCTGATACGACCAGCCGCCGATGCCGGCGTCAGTGAGGATCGTCCGCACATAGGCACGGGTGACCTCGTCGATCCCGGCGACCCGGGCTCCCGCGCGTTCGGCGAGCCACGCCAGCGCACCAGGGTCTGCGCCGGCGAAGTCGGCGCCGATCGTCACGCTGAGCTCGCGGCCGCTCTCGGCCGCGCCCCGGGCGAGGACCTCGACGAGCAGCACCTCGAGCCGCCCGACCAACGCCACATCTTCACGGACCGCGTTGGCGATGCGTTCGTCGCCCGGATCCAACGCTTCGGTGAGAGCGACCTTCGTGTAGCCGGCCGGCCGGTTCGAACGCAACGCCGACTGCACCGCGCGCCCCTGGCGTGCCCATGTTGAGCGCAACGCACGCTGCAACTTCCGTTCGGCGGGGAGCACCGACCGGTGTTTCTGGTCGAGCCGTGCCGCCTCCAACAGCCGCACCAACACCGAACCGGTCATGCGGCCTTCGCGGCCTCGGCGATCTCGCGCAACGCCTCAATCACCTCACCCGCAACACCAGCCGCGGCAGCCTCGTCACGATCCTCCTCCAACAGCTCGAGGAGCTCCGCGACATTGTCGGCGCCGAGCACGATCAACAGCTGCTCCGCCAAGAACCGGGCCGGGATATGCGGCGCGGCCGTCACGAGCGCGGTGACCGACGCGACCACGTCCTGTTCGAGGATCGGCGGGAACTGCACCGACACCTCGTCGCTCAGCTCGCCGAGCTCGAGTGTCTCGATCCCATCCTCATCACGAACGACCGCCCCGGCGAGCCTCCCCGCGATGACTGCGGCGCGCAGCACGAACCAGCAGACGTCGGCGAGGACATCGGCCCAGAGGAGCTGGCGGGACCGGAACGCGAGCTCTGTCGGCCGGTCGAGTGTCTTGGCGGTCGCGAGGTTGCCCTGGTCGACATCGCCCGACAGGATCGTGTCGGGGATGTTCATCGCCGACGCGACCATCAACCGGAGCTGCTTCCCATCTTCCGCCGAGGTGGTCGCGCCGGTCTTGCCGATCGGGGTCAGATCTGCTTGGCCGTCGGAGAGGAACACGCCGCCGGCGGGCGGCATCGGATTCGTCTCCGCCGAGCCAGGTGAGAGCGTCGAGGAGAGTTTCGTCTTCGCGGCGGCAAGCTTGCTGTTCTTCGTGACCGCCCGCCACGCGAACCGCGACAGGCTCTTCACCAACGTCGCCCAGTCCTCGAGGAACCCCTTGTACGCACGAGCCCAATCGAGCGCGGCGTAGGTCTCGGGCACACCGAACCGCATCGAGCGCAGCCCGCCGGACCGGACATGCAACACGACGAGCGTCTCGTCCTCTTTCGCGCCCGTCCCCTCCGGCCGTGGATCGACACCCGGCGCCGTATACCGCCAGTGCCGGTAGAGCACCTTGCGCTGCACGGCCCCTTGGGCGTAGTGGCGTTCGTACCACCACGGCTCCGACCGGTCCTCCGGGTTGCAATGGATCGCCCGGACCTCGTTCGGTTCGATCACCCGCACCCGCACATGCCCCGTCTTCGTCGTGAACAGCGCGAGGAACAGATTCCCCTCGACACCGAGATCAACATCGACGAGGAGCCGGGCTTGATGGTCGAACAAGACACGCCGGTTCCCAGGGTCGCTGAGGAACCGTTGCAGGATCTCATTGACCTGCTCGTCGACGGCGGAGATCTCGACGCCCTGGGCCCACGTGTAGAACGCCTGCACGTTGATCGCCCGCTGCACCAGCGGGTTCTTCAGGTACATGAGCCGCGACAGCTGCGCGATCCGCTCGAGCCCGTCGCGGGAGAACTCGCGTTCGCCTTCGAAGAGGGCACGTTCCCAGCCGACATCTTCGAGCGCGAGTTCGAGATCGGCGATCCGCTCCGCGAGGACCTCGAGGTCGTTGTCGCGTTGGCCGAGCGCCTCACGCAGCTGATCGACGTCGCCGTTGAGGGTCGCGGTCATCGCAGCCCCGTTCAGTAGGCGGAGATCTCGACGCGTTCGAAACTATCGATGTCTTCGCTGTAGATGATCTCGTCGCGTGGCGCCAGCTCGCGCCAGCAGGCCTGCACGACCGCGTCGCCATCGTCAGTAGAACGGCCGAGACGCTTGCGGATGTCGTCCTTGCTCTCGACGAGGATCCGCCCCGAGCTCATCACCCGCCAGTGCGGCGCGGTCAGATCCCCGATCAGGCGGTCATCGGGCGGGAGCGCGAGCACGGGCGCGAACGCCGGATCCAAGGCCTCGCGTACCGCCCACCATGCGGCGGCACGCTTGTTCACGAACCCGAGCTCCCCCGAACGATCCACCAGGCCAGGGACACCATGCGCGGCGTTGAACCCGACGACGCTGTAGCCACGCTCACGCAGCCGGTCGACGACACCGGCACCGACACCGATCACATCGACGACCGCGCCGCCACCATGGGTGTCGAGGATCCCGGCAGTGACCCCCACGGTCGGCATCGTGTCCGCGACGGGCTGCTCCCGCAGCTCCGCGATCACATGGCCGTAGCGGAGCGCGAGGACGGTCCGGTCACCACCGGTCGTGGACACGTCGACACCGACCGCATCGAAGTTCGGCAACACCGGCGTGCCGTCCATCTCGAAGATGTGGCGCCACCGTTCGTTCGCCGCCTCGACCCAGCCGAGCGGGATCACCGCATCATCATCGGAGCTGTGGAACTCGCCGAGGACACGGTTCGCGTACACCGCAGAGGTGACGCCCCACTGCTTCGCCCGCTGCTCAGCCCAATCACGTGAGACACGGCCCGCGGCGACCGCGTCGTCCAAGGTGATGTGCACCGCATGCCAGTCCTCGAGCCCGGCACGCCGCTTGTGGATGTCGAAGAACCGGCCCGCCGGCTCCCCAGGCGTCGAGGTCGCGAGCGCGTACGCCTCCGCCGCGGTATCACGACCAGCACCAGAGAACGCGCCCTCCGCCGCGTCGAACGTCGCCGCGGGGATCGTCTTCGCCTCATCGAAGATGTAGAGGATCTGTTCGGCGTGCGCACCCTCGATCGCCGCCGGATCATCCGACGCCACCGCGAACGCCTCACCATGCCGCAACTTCAAGTTCAGCTGCTGCAACTCCATCCGGGTGAACGGGCTGCGTTCGAGTTTCGCCCAGTCGAGGAGGCGTGCCCACTTGCGGATCTCGGGCCAGAGGAAGTGGGTGAGCTGCCGCCACACCGACGCGGTCGTCGGGATCTTCCAATCTTCGCCGGCTGCCTCTCGGGTGCAGGCGAACCAGAGGACCGCGAGCGCACTGTCAGCGGTCTTGCCGAGTCCGTGCGGGCCACGCACCGCGACACGTTTGTGTTCGAGGAGTAGCGCGAGCGTGTCGTCCTGGTAGGGCGTGAGGGCTTTGCCGGCGGGCCAGCGGATGCAGTCGTGGACGAAGGCGACGGGATCGTCGCGGTAGCGGACGATCTTGGAGGCGGCGGGGTCGAGGTAGTCGGCGGCGAGCGCCCGTGCGCGGGCGTGCGGGTCAGTCGTCTTCAGGCTCGACATCGTCGTCGCCGGTCATACCGTGCGTGTCGTCGATCGTGGCGGGCGGATCGATCGGCTCGCTCGTCTCGTCGACGAGAGTGGTGAGGCCTTCGTCGTCGAGGACGAGCACACCATCCTCGGTGAGATCCACGGCGACGATCTCCGGCTCGAACTCGACGAGCTCACCGTACCGGCCGACATCGAACCGATCCGCCCCAACACCCGCCTCCGTGTCGGAGCGCACCGCGACCTGTTCCAAGAGCCCGAACTCGTCGAGGATCTCGGCCGGCGCGTCCGGATCGACGAGCAGGCCGTCGGCTTTGAACGACCAGCCGTCCGCGGCAGGGCGGCCGGATTCGCGGGCGAGCGCCGACGCGACGTGGCCGACCGTCGCGAACGTCGCGGGGGCGAGCTGGATCTGTCGGGTACGACCGTCGACGCAGAGCACGTTCACTGCACACCCCCGCGGTCGAGCGTCGTGTTGAGGAGGTCGGTGAGCGGGTCGACGATGCCCTTGCGGTTCCGGCCCGCGAGCTCTGCCTCAAGCGCCTCACCCGCGCGATCGTCGTCGTCGCCGACCCAGTCGAGGATCGCGTCGACCGTCCCATCCAGCGGGTACAGCCCGGCGTCCGCGTCCGCCGCGGCGTGGGCGGTCGCATGCACGAGCGGGTTCAACGCGACACGCTGCCCACCGAGCACCGACACCGGGTCGTCCGGGTCGACCGTCGGGCCGTTCACCAAGCGTGCGACATGCTCGCCGGTGAGGCCGCGCGACGCGCAGAACTCATCGAGGTACTCCCCGACGCTCAGCGTCTCGTCGGGGGTCTCTTCGGCGTGGCCGCCGTCCGCATAGTGGACATGCACAGGCTCCATGGCGAGACCTCCGGCCGGCAGGCGAACGTGGACGCGACAGCGCCCCGGGACATCGACACCAGGTCGGCCGGGGCGCAAGCAGCGGAACGGTACGGAGTTCTAGCACTTCTGCACGACGGGCGCGTAGACCCCCCGGTCAGCGCCGTTCAGTATCCGCCTTCAGCTCGACCAGCGCGCGGCCCAACATCGCGGCGAACGCCCGAACCGCCGACGCCTGCATGAGCACCTGCACACTCACGATCGGCACCTCCACCAGCGACGTCAACTTGCACACCATGACCGGCTTGCGGGTCCATGGATGCAGGCCGGTCTCCATCTCGACCGCGAGACCATCCTGCACGAGCGTGTCCTTCACCGGCCAAGCGCCTCGCTCATCGCCTGCGCGCTGATCGGCTTGCCTCGATGATGATCAGCGAGCGGACCGAGCGGCGGCCAACAGCCTTCAGCGCAAGCGACGTCGTAGCACCACCGGCAGAGCGGCTTGTGCGGTACACCTTCGAGGTCGCGGGGCGTGCGGTACGGCGGCGAGAACGCCCGCAACCGCGCGCACGACGCGCACTGATCGTCCGCCTCCGGGTCGACATCCGCGATCGTCGTGTGCTCATAGCGGGTCGCGAACCGGTCGAGCCATGCGAGGGACCGTGCGGCCATCCGCAGGTGGGCGTCGGCTTCGGCAAGATCCGCCCGGAACGGATCACGGCGATCGTTGAGCGCATGCCGCTCGGTCGCCGACGCGCCATGCCCGACGGACCGGCCTGACGGTTGCGCCCGCGTCGACGTCGGGTAGCCCTTCCCGACGTACTGCTGACACGTCCGGTATGCGTCCGCGAGCACGTCGTCGGTACCGAGCCGATCGGCATGCACGACGATGGTGGCGAGCTTGTCGACGAGATCCCGGTCACGCATCGGACACCTCCTGGTGGATCACGACCGTGACCTTCGAACCGATCGAGAGTGCGACGGCCGACACCGCGGTCGGGCCGCGTGGGAGGCGACGCGGTTTGCGGCCGTTGCGGTGGGATTTGGTGAGGTGGCGGTCGAGGCCGTCATAGGTCCAGAAGCGGGCGTCGCATCCGTCTTTCGGGCAGGGCATGGCGGGGTCGGCGAACGTCGGCATCAGCCACGCTCCGATTCGGGCGAATACGTTCGGGCCAGCCGAGCGACGACCGCGTCCGCGTCAGACGGCCGCCACACATGCGCCTCGCAGCCCGCGGCTTCGAGCGCGGCGAGCCACCAGCCCTGCGCGTCGGTCACCTTGCCGCCCTCCGACTTCAGCTCGACGAACAGCACCTCACCGCGCGCGGGACGCGCACACACGAGGTCGGGCCAGCCGGGCTCGGAACGGCGACTGTCGAAATGGTGGTGCACGCGCCAGCCGTACCGGCGCGCGCACTCGACGACGAAGCTCTGCCAGTCGCGTTCGGTGACGAGCTGCGCGACCCGCAACTTTGCCGCGCTCACCCCGGCTCCTCCTCGTCGACATCGACCGTCCCCGCCAACAACGCACGCCGCACCGCCTGACGCGCCAACTCCGAACCCGGATCGATCTCCATGAACGAGAGCGCCGCCCGAAACCGCGCCGCCAGATCCCGCGCGAACTCCTGCGTCATCCGCAACTGCTCCTCCGCCACACCCGCATCCACCGCCAACTTGGAGAACCGGCCCAACCGATCCCGCTCCGCCGACCACAACTGGTAGCGCATCGCCACCGCCTCATCGTTCAGATGATCCGGCTTGATCAACTCGCCCGGCACCAGCTCCAACGTCCACTGTTCGAGCCACACGCACATCCCCGCCGACTGGCGCACCAGACCGAGCAGCGCCTCCACCGGACCGACATCCACCGGCCGAGCGAACCCCCCCACCGACGCCAACGCCCTCGACGCCTTCGCCTCGCCCAACCGACGATGCGCAGCCGCAATCGAGCGCGACGTCATCCCCCCATGCGCCGAACACACCCGCTGCCCCGCCATCGCGAACGCCCGACACCGCACCCCCGTCCGCTTCGACGTCGCCGAGCACTGCAGAGCGGCTCGAGCCGGCGGCGCAGGGCGAAGAGGACCAGCCATCAGAATTCTTCTTCGAGTTGAGCCATCAGAATTCTTCTTCGAGTTGTCGGTTGAGCCAGCAGTCGTGGCAGGTGTGGGTGCGTCCGGTGCCTTGGAAGGTGCGGCCGCAGGTGTTGCATTGCATGGGTGTTGTGTCCGCGGGACTCGCGGGAGTTGCGGGACTGATCTCACCCCGTTCTCTAGGCGTTTTCGCGTCATAACTTGTTTCACCAGGTTTCCCCGTATAGAGAAAGTCCCGCGAGTCCCGCGAGTCCCGCGCTTGATCGAGCTCGACAACGGTGCCGCTGCCGTTCTGCGTGCCGTCTTGGTCCCGCGAGTCCGCAGTGACGTACCAGTGCGCGCCGCGCTTGCTGCGGTCGTTTTCGACACGTTCGACACGGATTCCGTCGTCGCCGTGGCGTCGTCCTTTGCGGGCACGGAGGCGCATCCCGATGTTGGCGGCGGCACGCTTGTGGCCGAGGAATTCGGCGAGCGCGCCGGGGAGCGTCTCGGTGAGCCCGGCGGGGGTGAAGCTGGTCTGTTCGAGGTCGTTGACGAGCTTGGCGGCGGTGATGTGTTCGGTGCCGTAGTGGTCGGCCCATGCCCGGAGGAACGGTTCCCATTCGCCGGCGTCGGTGTCGGCCTCGACCATGAAGTCGATCTGGTTGGTGAGGAACCCTTCGATGCCGGCGTGGTGGAGGATCCCGGCGATGGTGTGTGCCCAGGGCGCGAACCCGCCGAGCATCTGGACGGGCGCCGCGGGCTGGTCGGCAGCCCACCATGCCCGTGCGAGGGTGAGGAGCGCGTGGAGGAGCTCGCCACGGTGCGCTTCGACCCAGCCGGGCAGGTCGATGTGACGGAACTGGGTGCGTTGGAATGGCCGTGCCATCTTGGCGTCGAGGCGGATCCGGTAGCAGCGTCGTGCGAGGTCGCCGGCGACACCGATGTTGTTGCCCGTCGCGATCCATGTCGCACGGTTGCGGAGCGTGATGACCTTGTCGTTGCGGCCGAGGACCCGGTCGGTCCAGGTCGGGGCGGTGAGCGCGGCGGCGAGCGCAGGGCTGGCCAGCGCGGCCTTGATGTCGTCGAAGACGATGATCGTGCGGCCTTGCGTGAGCGTCGCGGTGATGACCTTGCGGACCTCTTCGTCGTTCGCGGAGAGCGACTGCGCGGCCATCGGCCGGCCGGTACTGACGATTGACACGACATCGGCGATCAGGCCTTTGCCGGTGCCTGGTTCGGGCGAGTCGAGCAGTGCGAGCGGGACCGGCGAACCGATCGCGGGCCGCACGATCGGGGTGAGTAGCAACGCGAGCGCGTTCGCACGGTCGGCTGTCGTGTCGAACGGGAAGTCGCCGAGGAGCTCGTCGACCAACAAAGCCCGCGCATCATCGAGCTCCGAAGGCGCGGGGTGGTCGGTGATCGGCCCGATGTTGATCGCCGGGTCGGGCCGGTAGAGCAGCCGCGACGCCTCGTCGTAGCCCGGCACCGCATGGATCGTGCCGTCGGCCCGCAAGGTCGGGATCTCGGTGACCGCCTCGAGCGGCGGGAACGGCCAGTCGTCGAGCGCGAGGAGATCGTCGATCGTCTCGTTCGGCGGCGGGACCTCGCGCCGTCCGTTCTTGATCAGGTTGATCGTGTTGCAGACACGCGCGACACGGTTGCGGAGGACGACGTTGCTGATCGCGTCGATGATCGGGGTGCCATGCTCGTCGTAGCGGACCCGCACGAGCATCCCCGAACGGACGAACAGGACCGGCGGCGCGTTCGCGTCGCCGAGATGGCCGAGGAGGTCGGTCGTGATGTCGCGCAACTGACGGTCTTTCGTGACGACGGTCGGGAGCGCGTCGCGCAGGACCGGCCCGGCCGCGACGAACTCCTCATCATCCGGCGGCGGCTCGGCACGTTCACGCTGGGCGAGTGCGCGGGCGCGATCGACATAGAGCGGCTTCGTAGCGCCGGCGTCGAGGCCGGAACGGATCGTGCGGGCGGTCTCGCGCGCGTCGAGCCCCGCGGCGAGCGCCGCCACGGTGAACGCTGTCTCGACGTCGGCCCGGTCGATCTGGCCGCCGCCGACCATCCGGCCCATCCGGTAACACGCAGCGTTGAGCGTCGCGTTGCGTTGCCCCTCCGGTGCGCCGGCGAGCTCCGCCGCGATCGCATCGAGCGCGGCACGCGCGTAGGCAGTCGTCCCCGCTGCCGGCCGGTACTCGCCCGCCGGCACGCTCGACGGTGCCGCCGGGGGTGCATGTGTGGCGCGGACAAGCTCGACGATCCATGCGGGGAGAGGCGCAGGATCGACGAGCGTCAACCACTCATACGCGGCGCCGTCCGGATGCAGCGACGGCGGCGCGACCACATAACCACCATCGCCACGCACGTCGATGCCCGGCGTTGCGAGTGTGCCGAGCTCGCCCTGACTGTTGCGCATCTCGACCCCGGGGTGCGCGAAGTAGAAGTGGCGGCCATTGCCGGTCAGCACAACCGCCGTCGCCGGCAACGGGCCATGCTCAGCTTCGAGCCGGTCGAGCGTCTGGTCGCCGTGATGGGCGTCGTCGACGTCGATCACGACGATCCCCGAGCCGACACCAGTGCGCACACCGATGTTCGCCTTGCGATACTCGTGCCACCAACGACCGATCTGCGCCGAGTCTGTGGTCGCGTCGTCTTTGCCGTGCGCGGAGAGCGGCTGTTTCTCGCCCGGCTTCAGCGGGTGGACGGCCCAGCCAGCGCGCGCGTACGCGAACGCTGCGTCGCGGAGCTCATCGGCGGTCGGGTCCGGCAAGGTTCTCCCCAGGTTGTGTGAAATCCTGTGGATGTAGTTACAGCGGTGTGATCCTGTTTCGGGGCCGAAGAAAGCCGCCCACGCGCGGGCGGCGACCTCCGGGCTCTTCGTGGTGCGGGGTTACGCGTCGACCTCCTCGAGGTCATGCTCGCCGAGCCGCGCGGTCGCGGCGTCGATCACGTCGGCCCGGCCTTTGTGGGCGGTCTCGTAGTCGATGATGTGTTGGAGGCGTTCGGTGGTGGTTTCGGGGCGGTTGATCATGCGGTGGATGAAGTCGGGTGGGTGGCCGTCGTAGTTCCGCCACGGCTGCTCGGCGACGATCACTTCGACGGGCTCGTCTTGACCGTCGTGCTTGGGCTGCGTGTCGTCGACCTGGGGTTGTTCCGGTTCTTCGACCTCGTCCGTGGTCGCAGGACCGGACGCGTCGACCTGCTCGTCGATGGTGGCGACGTCGGGCGTGTCGACCATCGGCGCGCGCGTGCGTACGACGTCGAGCGCGACATCGTCGAGTTCCCATCCGTGGGCGGCGAAGAACGTCGCGGCGACTCGGAGCGGCTCGACACTCCCCCACGGCATCTGATTTCGGAGGAGGTCGCGGGCGCGGTGGAGCGCGACGTCGTACGCGAGCTCGAGCCAGTCGCCGGTCTCGTCGAGCCGGTCGAGGAGGAACTGTTCGGGGTCGGCATTATCGTCGTCGAGTCCGGCACGCTGGGCGGCCTCGTACAGCTCCTCGTCGCCTTCGAGGAGGATGTTGGCGACGAAGAGTCGGATGATCAGGTCGGCCTTGGTGTCGGCGTCGGGGGCGCCGTCGCCGGCGAGGTTGGCGACGAGCGTGTCGAGCAGCGCGTCGCGTGCAGCCTTCTCGGCTCGTCCGGTGGCGCGGCGGGCCTGGTATTCCTCGTCGCTCTCGTCCTGGCCGACATCATCATCGTCGTCTTCGATGTCGTCGCGCTGTTCGGCCTTGAGCCATTGGATGGTGCCGTCGTGGCGGACACGCCAGTGCGTCGCGCCATCGGCGCCGTCGAGGATTTCGGTGTCCCAGCCCCACGCGTCCGCGAGTTCGGGCAGCCCGGACTTCGCGCCCTTCTTGCGGGCGAGGTCGGTCGCGCGTTGCCGTTGGTGTTGGGTGAGCGCGCTTGCGATGGCGATGTCGGTCATGCCGCCGCGGCGGACCGTCTCCGCAACCTTCGCGAGTGCGGTTTCGGGGAGCGTGGCGCAGAGCGCGGCCTGCTCGATCCCGACCGTCCCCGCGCTCACGGCCACCTGGATGATCAGGGGGAGCTTGAGCAGCGCGAGCCGCTTCGACACGTGTGATTGTGACCGGCCGAGCTTCGCGGCGAGGTGTTTTTGTGCGATGCCGTGGTGTTCGACGAGCCGGTGGATGGCGCGGGCTTCGTCGAGCGGGTCGAGGTCGGCACGCTGGCTGTTCTCGATGAGCATCCATTCTTCGATGGTCGGCTCGTCGAGGTTGTTGAGGATGCGTGCGGGGATCGTGTCGAGGCCGGCGGCCTCGCTGCTGTGCCAGCGCCGGTGGCCGGCGACGACGAGGAACCGCCCGGCGGTGTTGTCCATGGTGTGGTCGTCGGGGTCGGGGACGACGACGATCGGTTCGATGACCCCTTGCGCGGCGATGGAGGCGGTGAGGTCTGCGTCGTCGTCGACGCGTGTGCGCCGTGGGTTGTGGGGGTGTGGGCGGAGCCGTGCGAGCGGCATCCGCTCGACATACTCCGCGCTGGTGGTCTGTTCGTCGTCGAGGATCATGCGGCCTTCTTCGTGTCGTCGTGCATCAGCGCGAGTGTGCGGGCGTACTCGCCGAGTTGCGCGAGCAGCGACGCCTTGCGTGTTTCCGCTTCGGGTGTGTCGCGCAGGTCGAGCATCGGCCCGGTCACGAACGCCTCGCTCTCAGTAAGTCGCCGACGCAGGTGCGTCGTGTGCGTGGCGGTGTGCTCGACCCACTCGATTGCAGGATCGCCGACACCATCAAGCGCGCGTCGTGCGATCACAAGCCGCCCCGACTGCGCATGCTTCGTACTCCGAATCGAGGCGTGCCAGACCGGCCCGCCGGACCCTGCCTCGATGCACTCATAGCCACTGTTCACCGATAGAACGAGGCTCACGTCCGGTGCGAGCCGGTAGGCGAACCGTGGGTTCATGGTCTCGATCGCGAAGCGGCGGTGCTGGTCGAGCGCGCGGCGTTGGGCGGGAGTCACGATGCGATCTCCGGGTCGTCGGACCAGTCGTACGGTCGTGGCAGCACCCGCACGTTCGAACACCGGTCCCGCTCTCCCACCGGCCGTGGCGGCGCCACCACCTCGGCGATCGCGCATGCGATCAGGACCGGCACGATGAGCGCGAGGAAGATCACCAACGGCACCAGCATCAGACGCCCCGCCGTGCACGCGTGCGCTCGCGCCTCGCTCGATTCGAATCAACGCGGCCAGCGTTGCGCCGCTTCTGGCACGCGAGCCAAGGCCAACACGCATCCGGCCCCGCCGAACGGTCCGTGTAGCCGTGCACGCGCGCGACGACGCGCTCCGGCACCTCTGGCGACCTAAAAGACATCATCATCCTTCACGTCGGGCACGGTGAACAGCGACGGCGGTCGCTCCGTGAACTTCCACTCCATCCGATGCTCGCCCTCATGCCCGGCCGCGAGCACGCACACGAGAGACGAGTCGACATCCGACCAGGCGTCCGAACGCGCGGCGATCTTCGGGCAGCGTGCCTCGTCGGGGCGCGCGCGGGGACGCTCATCGATGACCTTCACCCGCCGCCGCCGCATCCCGGTGTGCGCCTGATCATGAAGCGTTCGCCTCTCGGATGGTTCCGTGGCATCGGCAGGTCCCGCCCGCGCAGTCTTCGTGGCGGCCAACGGCGCACCAGGGGCAGGCGCCATCGGCCTCGAGCACACCATCGGCGATCTCGTCACGGTTCTGCTCGCGGTAGGCGCGCTGCTTCGCGGCGAGCTGCTCACGGTTCTGCTCGTAGTAGGCGCGCTGCTTCGCGGCGAGCTGCTCACGGTTCTGCTCGTAGTAGGCGCGCTGCTTCGCGGCGAGCTGCTCACGGTTCTGCTCGTAGTAGGCGCGCTGCTTCGCGGCGTAGCCAGCCTTGCGGTGCTCCACACAACGCGACGGCCACCGCTCCCGGTCCGCCCAGCGCGGTACCGGCACGCCGCACACCTCGCACACGTGAACGTCGAGCGCACGCATCACGACGCGTCCGCCTCAGCCTCAGCAGGCGACTGGTCCGCCAGCCATGCGAGCAACTCGCGCCGCAACCCCGCATGCTCCGGCATGCTGTCGAGCCCCGACGGCAGATCAACCTTCAACCGCTCCGCGACACTGCGGGCCTGACGGATAAACTTCGCCACCCCAATCCCGCGCGCCGCCGCCACCCGCTCCTTCCAAAACAGGCCGGCCGGCATCGGCGCCGCGTCCTCCACGAACGCCGACACCGAAGTCGTGATGATGTCCCCGTCGACGGTGACCACTTGCGCGTGCTCCGCGTCCGTCAACACCAACTTGCAACGGCCCTCGTGCAGGCCGAGCAGGATCGCCTTCACGTCGGGGAGTTCAGGGACCGGCACCATGTGCGCCGACCAGTACCGGCCGCCGCTGACCGCACCCAAAAATCGGTGGCGGCGGTCCTCGCCGATGCCGGCTTCGCGGCACCACCGTGCGACGTTCTGCGCGCCCTCATCGTTTACGAGACCGGGCGGGGAGGTGGGCTCCTGCGCCCGCGCTTCCCCACTTCCGCTGCTGGTGGTGTTGTGGTGCGCACTGGGCTCGCCCGCCACCTCCCCGCCCGGCCCGGCGGTGGGGACAGTTTCCGGTGGCCCTACCCCCCCGGCAGGACCACCGGCCGTGACGTCACCGCCCTCGTCGTCGGGGTGCTCTCCCGGACCGAGGTCAGCAACACCAACGGGCTTCAGGCCAGTCGCCGGGATCGGCGCCGCGGCGTTCGCCCGGCGGGCCTTCGGTGTGAACGCGGTGCCGAGCTGCTCCGCGATCGACGGCGCCGGCGCTTCCGGCACCGTGTCGGGCACACGCGTCAACCCACGCGGCTCGGGGTCGTCGGGCGGCGGCGGGTCGCCACCATCAACGGGCGGCGGCTCCGGATCGTCGTCGATCACGCCGGCCTCGATCGCACGCACACCCTCGCCGAACCCGTTCCCCGGCGCCTCGATCGCATCCAACGACGCGCCACCCATGACAAGGCCGAGACGGTCCGGCGTCACCTGCACGTCCAACACGGGGACCGCGAAGTGCTTCGCCGGCTCCCCCGGCGCACCAAGACTCGAGCGCTGCTCGAGCCGCAACTTCGCCGGCAACAGCCGGCCCATCGCCGTCGCGCGCGAGCACAACTCGACCGCCCCGGCAAGCTCGGCCGCCGCATTCACACCCGAACTCTCGACACGCCAGACACCAAGCCCGGCGAGGTCGCGCAACATCACGTTCACCCGCGTATGCGGCGAACACGCCGCCCGCCCGGTCAGGCCGCGCGCGTCACACACACATGGCTGATCCGCGATCATCTCGCGCACCCCATCGCACCGACGTTCGCAACCGCCCTTCCCCCAAAATTCGAACCATTGCGAGAGCGCGATGTCGCCGGGCGGGATGATCACGTCGATCTCGTTCGTCTCGGTGAACACCTCCCACTGTTCGCCAGTCCCGTCGGGCGCGTCAGCCCAGGGTTGCGTTACCCCGCCGTACAGTTCGGCGGCCGCTTCGATCGCAGCCCGGTCACGCGACGTGAACCGGAACGACTCGAGCTTCGCGGGTGCCGTTTTCCCGCTGCGCGTGACGACCTTGTGCCCGAGCCGGATGCGTCCTGCCTCGCGGAGACGGCGCTGGATCGTGAGGATCGGCATCAGCTCGCCTCGCGTCGCGGATCGCCATCGAGGAGGAACTCGGTCCGGCCCGTATGCTCCGCCAACAACTCCGCCGCATGCGCGTGATCGGCCGCGCGCTTGCGGGCCTTCGCGATCTCCACGAACACGTAGTTGACGACCAGATCGAGCATCGGATCGTTGCGGCGGCGGATCGCCGGGACCGCGTCGATGAGCCGTTCGGCATCCGCCACATCCATCTCCAAGCTGATCGTGGTCATGCGGCCTCCATGGCCTCGGCGGTGATCTGATCGAGCCGGACAAGCTCGTGATCCTTGAGCCACCGGAGCGCGCGCGCGAGACGCGCGGCGTCCATGTCGCGGAGCCGGTCGGCGACCTGTCGTGCGATGGCTTCACGGTCGAGTTTCGCCATCATGCGACCTCGGTCCGTGCGGGCGGCACGAGCGCCGCGCCGATCACCTGGGACTCCATCTCGAACTTCCAGCGCGCCGCCTCAACGACGTAGAGGAACCGTTCGAACACTTCGGGGCCGCACATGATCGGGTAGGCGATGCAATGCTCGGGCGTGATCTTGATGCAGAGGCCGATGTCGACCTCGGGCGGCGCGACGGCCATCGCCTTCTCGGACTCGCCGAGCAAGTAGTAGCGGCGCCGCTGGACCTCGACGCGGCGCGGGCGCCACACCGCAGCAAGCTCCGCGAACCGGTACGCGGCGAGCTGCAACCCGACCTCCGGGTACGCGCGCTTCGGCGTCGTGCCGTCCTTCTCCCACGCGTCGCGCGACGACTTGTAATCCGCGATGGTGCGCACACCGTCGATCGTCAGGAACGCGTCGCTGGTGCCGGCGTAGCCGTAGCTCGGTGCGAACACCGTGACTTCGGCGGCCTGGTAGGACGGCTGGAACTGTTGTGCCCACCGGTCGAACTGCTCAAGGTAGGGGCGGATCTCGTCGTCGACGTCGGGACGCGTGCCGTGGAGCGTGTATTGCTCGATCGCGGCGTGGACTGCGGTGCCGAGCTCGGCGGCGGTGCGTGCGCTGCCGGGTGGTTTGCGGAAGCGTGCGTTGGCGAGGTAGCGGAGCGCCTCGTCGCGTTGGCCGCGCTTGCCCATCTCGAACCAGATGTTGCGGTCGTCGAAGGCGGCCTTCGCGGTTTCGTTGGCGGCCCAGTAGACGAGGGCGGGCTTGTCGAGCACGCCGATCAGGGTGGTCACGGACCAGTGCCGCGTGTCGTCGTCGGCTGCCCGTTTGACGTCGAGCGGCTCCTGCAGGAGTTGGTCGGCGAAGGTGGTCGCCTTGAACGGTGTTGTCGTCGTGGGCATCAG